AATTGTAGTGCCAACAGCCGCTTGTTGGTTGCCGTCTCCCACCTGCATGTCTGCAGTGCTTGCAAGCCGCTGGCCTGCCTCTACGGTAAAGCCTAAAAGCGCAAAAAGCGTCTGACTTGGCTCTTTATAAGGCAATGGCAGCAAAGAACTGCTTAATTCAGCGCCCCCGGCGTCCATATCCCGCCATTCACCCGGCTGAATCGGGTTATCATCCGCTGCAATGCGTGCCCCTTTCGCCTTAAAGCCTGCAGGAAGGTTGGATAACGTGCCTGCGTCAATAAGTTGACGTAAAGCAGCCGTCGCCGTCTTGGAAAGGCCCCCAATCAGGTGTACAAAGCCCAGACCATAGGCTCCCGGCCCTTCTACAAGCACATAATGCACAAAATATTCGAGCCGACGCTTTAATTCATCGTCTTCCTCCCAATTTCTGCATATTTTAACCACTTGGCCGCTGTTCTCATCCAAAGTGACCACATAGGGCAGCTTGATTCCAGTCGGATTGCCCTTTTCGTCCGTGTCTTCATAGTCAGGAACGTCCAGATCGACCTGAAATTCCAATAAAAACAGCTCTTCAGGCTCGCCAGTGGCTTCAATGCCAACTAGACGGTCCACTGCAGCGCCAATTTTGTCGGAATCTGGCCCATAGCCCTCTGGATCAAGGGATATATCGCGGTATTCCCCTGCAAAAACACGTTTCTTAAACTCATTTGAGTCCATTGTGATGCGGTGAGTGATGCGTCGGCACTCACTCATGACGCTTGAGCCGTTATAGGGGATGTATAAATCGTCGGGAAGGACCAGACGGCTCACCATCCGGCCTAAATAGTGATCGTAGTAGACCTTTTTGAAGGTAGAACCGCCATACCCGGTATAAAAAAGCAGCTGATCAAACTCCGGCGTGTATTCCTTCATTACCGTAGTTATCTGGTAATTCATGAAATCCTGCACACGGGACGCCTGTTGTACCTTATCCAGCGTTTCCTTGCCCATGGTCTGGGTCCGAACCGGACCGCCGGCAGGCATAAGCTCCTTGAATGCCTGCGCTTGGAACTGGACAATGGCTTCTGTCAGCATTGGGTGGACTGCGCCCGTTGCTCCACGAAAAGGACGGGTTCGTTCTTCAATTTTAAGGCCTAACAGATCAAGGCCCGTGGCGTACATCTGCTCCCAGTCGCCCCGAGAGCTTTTATCGGCTTCATAAAACGCCAACAAATCTATTGAAATATGGGCAAGATCAGTGTCTTCCATGTCTTCGGCAAGATTGACATAGAATTCAGACTCGTGTCTTGGCGGGGCTGCCTCTTCTATTTCCTCGCCTTCAAGAACTACTTCGATTTCCGGCAATTCCTCTGTCTCTTCGATAACAGTGACGTTGGGGGCAAGGTTTACAACTTTATCTACAGGCATAGTCTTGTCCTAAATAAGGCGTTTTGCTATAAAAGACAAATTATAGTAAAATGGCTCTGTAAGAGAAAGGAGACTTTAATATGTTTGACATCACGCATTATTTTGATTGGGAAAATATTCCTGCCGTTGTTGGAAAGGTAAGTAAAACCCATTCTTCTGGGTTTTACATAGACGTTGACGACAATACATGGGTTAAAACTAAACCCGTAACTATCCTTGAGCTTTTTAGAGTTGCTGACGAACTTGATAAAAATACTTTTGAAGCAACCTTTGGTGTTATAGGGAAAGACCTTCCAGCATTACCTGAGTGGACGGGAACATTTGGTGATATAGGGAAACTTCCACCATTATCTAAAGCCTAGCTCTTTTTACTGCACCACCGTCACGGAAGCGGGGATTAAGGCTTATACCGCCAATTACGTCAGCGGAATCAAGAATAATGTAAGAATACGGATCATTTCGACTGGCTGGTGCATCTTTTATTGCACTAATTTCGTCTCTTAGTTTTGACATCTGCTGTAATTCATCTGGTAGTGCATAATCCTCCATCTTGGCGTTTAAAAACCTCCACATTTGATCTAAATCTGGAGCAGAAGGTTCTGGCACCTCCGGCATTCTGCTTCTTATTTGATTTTCAATTACAGAAAGCGCGCTTCTTTTACCTTTAACTAACTCTTGTGCTGTTGCGGTAAGGGCGGCCTCGTTGCCATAGACATTTTCTACTTCATTCAGATATTTAACAGAATCATACCCTTCATCTTGAATCGTCGAGCGTATTTCATCAAGTAACCGACGGTTCTCGGGAGACTCAAACCACTTATACCCCTTGAACTGCCCGCTATAGATTTCTTCGTGCTGTATCAGTAATTCGTCTGCTTCTTCAAACATGTCTACTATTTTATCAGCGTTCTTTACAAAAGCAGGGCTATCTTTTAGGGCAGCTAATACTTGGTGTGAGTCCCTCCAGTTCCCCACATCCTTTAATTCAAGCGGATTGTTTGCTCTTACCCTTAGTGGCAATATGTTTGCTCCCTCTGAATAATTGGCAGACCTACCAAGTCCAGTAGGATCAGCTAGGTCTTTCAGCCGGTTAGTGGCCTGCTCTGGACTTCCAACATGAAGTCCTAAGTCGACTTCATTAAAATCAATTTGATGCACGTCTGGTGCGCGGGTGCCGTGGTATAAAGTTCTGTTATATCCCCGTTCTGTAGCATCAGCCATTCTAGCTGCATAGTCCACTTCATCAAGCATACGGGCTGCGTCCGAAGGGGCTTGGGACACCATCAACTCTCTTGCAGCCTCTTTATCATACCCCTGCTTTAACAGCTCATCGTAGTTTGTACGCCTGTGCCTATTCTTTATTTTTTCTGCCGCTACTCTGCCTTCTTCCATAGTGAATGGCGAACCTTGAGGATCGTAACCTTCAACCACCCACCTCCCAGTTTGGGCATCTTCGGGAAGACCAAGCGTTCTATTTGTCTCGGCTACTCTAAAGTCAGCATCTGCTGCCCCAAAACCTCCTTCGTTAAACCAAATATCTACGTCTTCCCATGTGTCTCCTAACCATTGAGTCTTATTGTGTATAGTGGCTTCCCATCCGGGGATGTTACGGCGAGCAGAATCATCCCATCTTGAAGACCGTCTTATGGAAGCTGTGGGATCAACTACTTGGAGCTGCTTTAAGTAGCCCTGTGCTTTTTTGGAAAGGCCGTCAAAGTGACCCCCTAGCAGAGGTACTTTCTGCAGGAGGAGGTCTGGCACGGGTGGTTGGGATGATTGGAGTTAAGTCTTTCTCGGGTTTGAGCAGAATCGATTCAACAATGTTGGGGTCTGTGGAAGCCTCTATCTCGCTATACATGTCCTTCATTTCTTGGCGCACCCAGTTAAAGCGACGTATGTGAGTATCGGGAATTGCGTCTTCGCTTCCATATATTCTTATCAGTTCTCTTTCTACTTCGTATAATCGATGTCCCCTGCCCTTGGGTGGCGTAACTGCCTCATTCATTCTAGGAAGGGTTATCTGTATTTCCCCAATTAGTTTTTCACCACTAGGAGAGGTGTATAAAACATTTAATTTTCTGTCAAAATACCCGCTTTCTCCTATTCTTTGCCATCCCCTGTCCTGCACTGGCATTATATCGCTAATCATTCGAGCCGCTTGGTCTGCTTCTTCTGCTGTATTGATCAAAATCCTTGTTCTAATTGGGTCTGTAACCCTGTCAAGTTTATAACCTCGATCTATTTTATCTAGTAAACTATCCAGTTCCTTAGTACCATACGTCTCGGATTTCACTAGCCCCAGTTGATCAGTAATGTTTCTTATAGCATCTTGAAACTCAGGGCCTATTCGGTTTGCACGGGCAACCATTTCTTGGGGGGTTTTTAAGTCCCCTTGGTGACCATACATATTATGGGTAATATTCCTAAATTCTTCAGGCGACATGTCAGCTGCGTGCACAGGTCGCCCTGTTTCTGGCATATCGCGCCCCCCCCATGCTGCTTTTCTGGCTGCATTTCTGCGGGTTGTCGCTTCCTCGGGCGACATGTCAGCTGGTAGGCGCAAGGTGTCTGCGGCCAAGCCCCTGCCTGCTATAACCACGTCGTCCAGCATTCTGCTGGATGGAGTGGACATTTCAACCTCTGGCACTATTCTAGGTGTGCTGACTTCTAGTGCCTGTGCTGGACCTTCACCCGTAAGCTCTTCTAACAGTTGACGAGAGTCACTAGCGGGCAGGTCATCCACAGCACGGGTGGTGACGTTTGTAGGGGGTTTAGTTGGTGGTTTAGTTGGCAGTCCAGCCTTCCATGACCTTGCGCCGGGTAGCATCCCGAAAGCCGCAAGAACAACAAGTTTTTCTAGCCTGTTCGCCTCGCTAAACTCCCCCCTTTCACGGGCTTCATTGGCAAGGTTTGAGTATTCCTCTGCGGTCGTTCTTGCCCGCCACTGACCTGTTACAGGGGCTACATCTAAGGCAAAACCTAGTGGGTCTTCTTTGGCTGATCCAGCTGCTCCCTGTCGTAACATTGCAAGATCAACCCCCAGTTTCAATAAAGGATGATCCGCTGTGACTACATCCTTGCCGTATTTGTAAACGCTTCCAAGCGCTCCCGGCACGCCCGCCACCACGTTACCAAACATGCTTCGTTGCCCTTCTGGCGTGAACGGTGTTCGAGTATACGCCGTCAAAAGTCTATCAAACATAGCTTGGCTTTCGGTTTGTTGTTCCGTGGACCGTGGCTCTTGGTCCGTAACCGTAGAGACAGAACCGCCATTGGCGAACTGCGCCAGCATGTTCCTAGCCGACATGCCTACAGGGCCTCCCTTGGCGAAAAACTGGCCGGGAACCCCATATCTCAAATCAACCGGCGTAATCGGCCCGAAGTATCCCGTACCGGCCCCATCCGTGGGGCTGATGAAGTCGCCTTCACCTTCACGCGCCCCCGGCTCGGAGTCACCAAACGGCCCCCAAGGCGTTTTAGAATCCTCGCCCCACCAGCTATCAGGCCTCTGGCCTCCTGTGCCAGCGGCGACATCGCAGTTATCGGCAATCGGTATCGTCTGGCCCTCCCGTGCAGTACCCGCAGGGCACACTTTGGTGGCGGGCCTGAGAGATAGATAGGTATCAAATGCCGATTGAAACTGGGCTGGGCTAAAGGCTCCATCATCGGTTGAAAAAAGCCCTGCTCTGGCCCGTTGCCGGAAATCCCTTATGGCATTCGGATCATAAACATCAGCGGTGTGAAAAGCCTGCATAATTGCTCTATCCATGCCCCTTCTGTTCTGGGCAAAGCGCGAGGAAGCTGGAGTCATGCCTCCGTACTGCTGGATAGCTGTGGGGCTTAACAGGGAACGCGGACGACTTGTAACACTGGGCGGCATCCAGCTCAGGCCGGAACCAGTCGCAGGCAGAAGCTTGGCCGCAGGCGTGTAATCAAACTGGCCCGGCATGGCTGTTGCTGTACGAGGCGCACTTTCCCTGAATGTCGTATCCAGTGCAGGCTCTCCTTCCGGGTAAATGCCGGGGCCCTCACAGTCATCGGCAATCCCTATTGTCTGGTTTGCCAGTTTAGTGCCCGGAGGGCATACCTTAGTGGTGGGGAGGGAGGCATCGCAGTCATCGGCAATCGGTATCGTCTGACCCGCCCGTGCAGTGCCTGCCGGACAGACCTTGGTTGTGCCGTAAACCGTGGGCCCCGGTGTTACGGTGGAGGGATCGCAGCTTGCCTCAATCGCTATAGTCTGCCCTGCCAGTTCACTGCCTGCCGGACATACCTGAGTAGTAGGAAACTTCTCAGGATTACAGTCCCCGCTTGGAGGCATCGGCTGCCCATCCAGTTGGGTCCCCGGAGGGCATATTTGTGGAACAGACGTAGGATTACAGTTTCCATCGGTCGGTATCGGAAGTCCTTCCAGTTCACTGCCCGGAGGACAATAAGTTCCCTCAAACAATATGCCTATATCCACGCCGACTTCTTCAAAGTCCTGTGCAGTGTGGCCACGCTGCGTGGCGATCCCCTGCATTTCGATCCGCTCTGCCTCCGTAATGCCGCCTTCCAGTATCCCAGCCACATAATCCCTTGCCTGTTGCTGTAAAAACGCAACCCCGTCCACCCCTGTAGCAGAAAGCCGCGCTGCCTCCCCCAATAATACGGGGTCCCTGAGAAAAGCGGATTCTGCGTTGGTAAGAGGAAAAGTGTCAATCGTCGGGTTTTCAGTGAGGGTAAACACCCTGTCGAGGACTGCTTCCCCTACACCGGCATTAATCAGGTCAGTGGTGCTGATCCCTAATTCAATCATGAGGTTGTAGGCTTCCGCGCCCGCCGCCGAATCAGCATCTGCCAAGTAAATCTCGGCGGCGTCCCTTAGCCCTTGGTAATAGTCCTGAACTCCAGCTTGACCGTTCTGCTCAAACGCACGGTGGTACGAAACCGAGTGCTCGCCCGGAGGTAATGTATCAGTGACGTCCCCGCCGTTTGCCAGACGCAAAAGCGACGAGGATACATCCCCGCCGTTTGCCATTCGCAAAGGAAGCTGCGAGAGCATTTCTCGCGCAGAAAAACCACGCATAAGGGCGTCCCCTTGGATTAGATTATATGTTGCTTATTTTAACTCAATAATATTCTGGTACAAGCCCCTCGGTGCGAGGCTCTTCCTTTTCATCACTATACAACGAAATAAAGTTCCCTGCACGAAATCTCATCAAAGCCTGCGTCGTGCTGTCCACCATGTCATCATTATCCCCGTGCGGAAACGCCGCGCATTCCTCCACCAGCTCCTCCGCCCAGTCCGTCTCCGGCACCCAGACCATACCAGACTCCAGAATCGGGGCTACCGAGTTGGCCCGCGATACCTTGTCCTGACCTGCACGCCGACCGCCGGGCGAATACATGGTGACAGGAATTCCGATGCGCCGAAGCTCCTGCTGAAGCGTGATCCCTGTCGCTTTGGCCTCGATCAACACATTATCCGGCTGCCAGTAATCATGCTGCTCCTTCGCCACCCGCTTCAGTTCAGGAAAATCATAGCGCCCCTTCCTCACATCAACCAGCAAAATATTAGGCCCTGCATCCTCGTTAGGATAAAACACGCCCCACGTCGTAATAACCGAATAATCAGCCGTCTCCTTTTTCGAGTACGCCGTGTCATACGACTGGATGATGTACTCCAGATGCGGCATGTAATCATGCTCCCAGCGACACCACCATTCCCGCTTGAGTATCGCGCCCTCGTCCGCAGCAGGCCGCTGCTGGTACATCGCGTTCCATTTCTGAACGGATAACGACGCACGGACAGACTGCAGCTCTTCCAGTTTCCAAAAGGACGGCCATAACGGCCTTTCCTCCTCAGTGTCCTGATCAAACACCGCCGGAAATTCTATCACTTCCCACTGGTCCGCATTATGAGTGGTCTGCGCCTTGATCAATCGCGCCGTCAAATCCTTCGTGCCCCAACGGGTCATCACAATGACTACCGCGCCGCCGGGCTGCAAGCGTGAACGAGGACCCAAGGTGTACCACTCCCACGCATTGTCCAGCGACAACTGCGATAACGCATCCTGCTCCGAGTGCGGATCGTCAATAATCAACAAATCCGCGCCACGGCCCGTCATCGCACCACCTACACCAACCGCAAAGTATTCCCCGCCGTAATTCGTGTCCCATCGTCCGGCAGCCTTGCTGTCTGCCTTGAGCCGCACCTTTTCAAAAAGCTGCTGATAAATGTCCAGCCCCATCAGGTTACGAACCTTCCTGCCAAAGCGAACCGCTAACTCGCCCGTGTGCGTTGCCTGAATGATCTTGGTCGTCGGCTCACGGCCCATGGTGTACGCCGGAAGCAGATAAGAAGCAAACTCCGACTTGGTGTGTCTGGGAGGCATGTTAATAATCAAGCGTTTAAGCGTGCCGTCAGCAATCCGGTCAAACGCTGCAGCCATCTTCTTATGATGACTACTGATTATCGCTTCAGGCCACACGTATCGGGAAAAACCGAGAAAGGAACTTCGACCCTGCTCCTGTGCATCCAGCAAAGCCAGCCGGAGTTCAAGCTTTAATCGTTCTGCCTCTACTTCGTGTGGGATTTGTGCTGCGTGCATAAGGGCCGATTTCGTTTGAATTTTGCAAAAATTTTTTGCGGGTTCTATTTTCCAGAGAAAGGGGGTGGGTTACAAGATGTTCCACATGAAACATAAAAGTCATTTTCGTTTTAAGCCTAATTATTTATGCAAAAGCTGGCCAAGGCCACGGCGCTCGGCTGGGCGTGCGCGTTGAGCGGACCGCGGTACGCGTACCGCGTCGAACGAACCAAATCGCCCAAAAGGGACCCGAACGCTGCTCCATGGACCATGTTCCACGGCTCACGCGTGACTAACCCACGTAAGTGATTGATATATAACGAATCACTAATTCCGGTAATTACAATTACCGGAAATAGTGAATGCGAATCATTCGCACCGGAGAAAAAGCCGGAACAAAAGAGGGCGGGGTCGGCCCCGCCCTCTTTCCCAGTTTAGGCTAAACGAGTAGCCCGTCGGAGCTATAAATAGAAATTCATGGCTTTCAGTAGCTAATCAGCTATTATACCTAGTAGGTAAATGTGTAAATAAATAGCTATTAAATAGCCTAAAATAATCGAAAGTAGTTGACAATAGCTAGTAGTGGTTTATACTAAAAATGTAGGTAATAGAAAGGAGAAACAAAATGATCAGAGATTCCAAAAACAGAAGAGCAACGCCAAATCAAGTGGCGAAGACCCGCATCATCGAAGCAGTTGATAGCGGATACTACTGGAGCGAACAGTACCGTGCCCTTGATGAGATGGTGACTGATAAGGAGCGCGCCGCCATTGACAAGGCCGTTGAGAAACAGATTAGCAGGGTTGTTAAGTTACTGGGCGGTTACAAAAACTTCCATACCTTTTGAGGAGAATCTTATGAACGACCAATTCAATAAATACAACACAGACGGCTACACTTCCAATCAGCTCGATGAGCTAAATCGCAGGGCCGACGAGGCACTGAACGCCATTGATCTGGATGACCCGGACTCGGCAGGCGAGGTGGATCATGTTTGCGAAAAAATACTGACCACATTTGACGATGAACAATCTTGGAAACTCGGAACCCGGTACTCACCCCGCCGCCCGTGGGAGATAGAGATATTTTCGTCGCTCGATAATCTGCTTGTTGAATTCGACAGCCTCTCAACAGACGGGCCAGAAATCACTATTGATCTTTTTATTGGGGATGCCAAAATCGAAAATGTCAAAGTCGACTACGCCGTGGGTTGCCGCGAAACGGGTGATATTTACGAGGTGTTCCCAGAAAGAGCGCAAGCGATAAAAGCCATAATCGATTTTGAAAAATCTGACAAGGCTGAAGGCGTCTTCGAGCCAGAATTTTACGCTTTTTGGGGGGTGCCGGACACAGGAGAAAGAAGAAATTAATCCATAAAAGTAGTCGAAAATAGCTTAAAATAGGCGAAAGTAGTTGACAATAGCTGGTAATAGCTTATAATAAAAATGTAGGAAATAAACAGTAACCCAGAAAGGAGAAAAAAATGGAACGAAAAGTTGGTCTTTACGAAAGCATGGTCAAGCGCCCAGAAGGCGTTGTGTACAAGCTGGCTGGCAAAGAAGCAAAGTTCTTTGCTGGTAAAGCCGTCAACCCAACCCATTATTACAGGTTCAAAACCTTTGAGGCCCGAGAGGCTTACATCGAGAAGTTCTTCAAAGGTCTTGTTGAAGAACGAGCAGCCAAGTGGAAAGCCGAAGTCATCGCTACTAAACATCGAGCAGTCTAGAAAGGAGAAAGACAATGACAGTAGTAAAATGCGTAGTGTGTAATGAAGGGGTACTGGACAATACGTGCAAAGCTCACAGGGCAATCAACTACTTTGGGGGTCATAACCCATGGCCTTTAGGAAAAGGTCCCGACAAGGACGAAGGGCGCGCCTGTGATAAATGTAATGATCTGGTAGTGGCTGCCCGTCTGGCAAGGCACTTTAGCCCAAAAAGTGATGCGAACGATGTTTGGGATGAAGCTACTGCAGCAGGCATAAACCCGACTCTTTTGTCTGAGGCCATCCTAAAGGAGGACACTAACGAGGAAACCTAGCCCTTAAAAAGGGCCAGCAGTTCGCTCCAGTCCACTCGATCCAGCGGCCATTGTGCCGCTGGTTTCGTATCCATACCCCTCTCGTTTAACTCCACTACCTGCTGGCCATGATAAAGCCTCAACTCAATTTCAGTACGCAGTGTCGTGCCTTTGGGATGAAACTGGACGAGTATCCATACTGGCAGCCCGATGCTCCCGTGTTTTAAGTTAAACGCGATCTGGTGCGGACTCAGCCTTACTTTTCGGCCTCGGCTCACGACTTTCAGCTCCACCGTCACGAAACCTTCGTTCGGGATCGCGAGGAGGCAATCCGGCAACCCCAGCCCCACTCGATTTTCCAGCCGCGTTATCACTGCCCTCGGCAGGCTGCGCTTCACTCTCTGATAAAGACTTGATTCGGGATTTCTCGGCATCTCGGAATTGCTCAACGATAGTCGGGGGCAATGGTACATCGTCTTCGACTACCATTTCACCTGCCGGTTCCGGCTCGGGATCAGGATCAGGATCGCTTTCAAGGTCCTCGGGCGTCACGTCAATGATTTCCTGCGGAGGCTTGCCTCCATACATGGCCTTGATTTCCTCAAGCTTTCGCCTCACTTCCTCAGAACTCATGCTGTCAATGGTGCCATGCCTGATCTCTTTTCTCTCCACGTAAATCGTGCCAAGCGCCTGTCCCCGACGATACTCTGCAGTAACTGCCGCTCCATAGTTCCCAGCCTCAAGTGCAGAGTCGCGAATGTTCTGCATATCACGTAAATGCCGCTCCAGACTTGTGCCGTATTTTTCAGCCAAATCTTTTCGATACTGCTGGATAGCCGCTACCACTTGCGGGTTTTGTCTTGGGTCCGTCAACTCGTGGGCCAGTTTGCTGGCGGTGTTCTCAGGATACCCCGCGCTTACCGCTGCCTGTTTTAACGTCTGCTTTCCCTCCCCGTCGACCAGCTCCTGAACAAAGCGCCACTGTTGAGGGGTCATGGCCTTGTTCTGGTTTTCCAGCGTGCCCACGTTAGTCTGCAGGCGCTCCTCCAGCTTTCGCTTTTTACTGTCCGGCTCAACCGGGCTTTTGTTAAAAAGCTCGGCCATTCGTTTTGATCGTGAAGTCATTGCACTCTCCTGCAAATCCATTGGCCAAGCTGCTCGGCCCTGACTGAAAATTTCCTACCAGAATGTTTCCTACAAAAAGTATTCACTGCATTCCTGACTTTTGAGGCGCTGAGGCTCCCTGTAACGATAAAATAATCGTTAATCAGCATTGCAGTAAAGGGATACCGGGATCGTCCCGCCACGGTTTTCGAGACGCCGTGACAGCGCGGTTTGATCCGGTTACACCACGTTACACCACTTTTCTCCATTTTTCCCCATTTTTATCATTGTTTTCTACGCACCTACTTTTAGCTACAGGGCTTAATCGCACTTCTCTTATAGGGTGTTTCACAGTTTTTTTTTTATTTTTCAATAAATTAAAAGCAGAGATACGTCTCGTATCGTTTTGTTAAAACGGTTACAAAGTTACACCCATACAAATCTCCATGTATACTTTGGTGTACCCTTGTTTCGTGAACCAAAACAATGACTTACATTAAAAGTTACACCAGTTACGGTATTCTTTTCCAAAATAAATAAATTCCTTTTTTTTCCATATAACACCCTTATAGAAAAACTTTGGTGTAACCTAGTGTAACCGTACCATTTTTATACATTCCTAACTACTTTTGTCTACATCTGGAAATTCCATTTGGATTTGGGGAGGTTGTGCTAAATACTCCCAGTTAATTTTCCTGTCTCCTTTGGTAAAAAATAAAACAGGTTCCGCATCTGCCCCATTCTTCTTTCGAGAAGTAATCTCGTAGCCGATCACACCCTGCATTGAACATCCCCCCAAAGAAGTTAAGCAGTATTCAATGAGGGGCTGGCAAATACGGTTGTAGGTGTGGTTGGCATAACAGTCACTGATGTTAAGTGCCAAGACCCCTTTTTCCTCCAAGGCTTCCCATGCAAAAGAAACCATTGGGAACAGGAAGCCAGAGAGCCAGTCATCAAATACTTTATATTTTTTGTGGGATTGAGCCTCTCCTTGATACTTTTCAAGCTTATAGTAAGGAGGCGACGTAAAAATAAAATCAAAATAATTGTGAGCAGGGCAATCTACTTCACTGCCTTTATACTCAAAAGCTAATCTTGTTTTCGTGGGCAATGACTGCTGCTGTAATGCGTAGCCTGTAAAAACAAGGGGATTAACATCACGGCAGAAGTAAAATTCACAATCGTTGCTCATTGCTCCTAGCAATCGGTCGCCCCATCCCCCACAAGGATCATAAATTTTTCTGGCTTGAAACAAGGTATAAAGGCATTTAGCAGCGGAAGGGCGAAACTGTGACGGGACATATCCCCGCATGGTCAAGGCACTTTTATGGCTTTGTGCATAGTAAATTGAGGACTCGATGGATTTTCTTAGCTTTTTATCGTACCAACTGCGGACGGGTGAGGGCGAGTTCAAGCTGTCACAAGCCATCCTAGCTTGCCAGTGATAGTAATTCGAGGCCTTGTTTCCCGTGGTGCTTCTTCCAATAACATAAGGGCACGAAAAGGACTCGTCAAAAACAGAACGACTTTTCCATTCTTTTCGTTTAAGTAAAGAAGCGGCATCAATCCCACGCAAGCTGTTGTATTCTGTCATAGCCTCTTTTTCTGTAGGGCGATTTAACGGAAATATAGGAGGCTCAAACACCCGGTCACTTCCTCTTTCTTTTAAGATAGCCTTTTTTCCTGAGCCGTGTGTATTGTTTCTTCCTTTCCGCTGCCAGAGTCTTTTTGCTTTGGCCATAATACTCCACTGCAAGGTCTTCCTGTACGAGCAGGACATTGACGGAAGTGGTCCCCTCTTTGGAACTGGGCCAGATTTTGGCGAGGTAGCGGCCAAACTTTCCTTTCTCCACGGTCCAGATCGGATAGGATTCCCCGATGATCAGCAGTTCCTCGACACGGGCCTTGGCCAGATTGCCTGCCTCCTTTTCGACTGGATCACGAGTCCTGACCTCCGGCGTGTCGATGCCGTAGAGCCTGAGCCTCTGGTTCGCCAAGAACACCGAGAATCCGAGGTCGATGTCCACGTCGACGGTGTCGCCATCGACGACTCGAACTATCTTGGCTGAGTATCGGAATTGGACGTGCATAGGTTTCTCCCTCTTTCTTCAAACACATCGATGGTCATTCCTCAGTCTCCTGTGACGGCTTCACCGAGCCTATCCCTATGCACTCCCCTTCACACAGGATTTCCCATTCGATGGAGGGTTCCACCTTGTGCAGGTTGAGGTAGTGGGGTTTCAGGCTTTCTACATAATCGGCTATTTTCTGGTTGATTTCCTCGGCGTTTTTGCCGTCGAGGATAACGCGGTATATGCGGGGGCCGACGTCGCCGGAGGGGGTGGTGAGTTTAACGAGGGCGGAGGCTGTGATGGCTCCTTTGCCTTCGTGGCTGAATAGTTTTTTCATTGTTCCACCTCTGCCATATGCCCCCTAAACCAGTGCATCACGTAGGCTATACACTGGTCATTAGTCAGGGTCACTCCTATCCTTTCCTTAGCTACTGCTCTTATGTCAACGAGTTCAGACTTATATTGCTCGAACAGCTCACTGTCCTTTGCTTTCGCTGCCCGCATTGCTTGGCCTATAGCCGCATAAGATTTTTTCAGAGCGTCCTTGTGGCTCTCGTCCATATATTTAGGAGCTTCTTTGGACTTGGTCATCACTTTCTCCTGTCAGTTACTTTTGAATTTTCGGCTTTAGGTAGCCGTCGCGCTTGGTCAGAATGTAATCCTTGTGGACCGTTCCGTACTTCTCGTCGCCTCGGCTGTGCTCCGTGATCCAGATGCGTTCGCCCATTCCTTTCTCCTGTATATTAAGCTCAATCCCCTGAGTTGCAGGGATATTCAAAGTTGTTGGATTCCTCGTTGGACTGAATCAGCACCGCGCCATTGGACTCGTGGAACTTCTGCGCCATCTCGGTCTTTGGCGACATGGTAATGATCTTGCCTGCGTCTTTGAATTTGTGCAGCAGCGCGTTGATCATGATGGTGCCACAGCCTTTCTTGTTGGACCAGAGCGAATACGGCACGATAATGTTGCCTCCCTCGGCAGCTCCGGCCAAGGCGCAGCCGGAGCCGGAGCCAGCCTGTGCGATCTCATGGAGATCGTCCTCGGTTTCAGGTACAAACCAAGCGTGGGCAATACACGCAACAGCGTTTGTCGCAGTGCCAAAGCCCTGTTTCTCGACCAAGGCATACACCTCGAACGGCATCTCGAAACGTCTCTTGGGGTCGCCCAGAAGCTCCACGGGCCTTATCGGGTCCTGCTCGATT